TCTTGACATGGATCAAGATTTCATGTATAAGGCGAATCAAGAGTATACTTTTTATACAGAATTATTGTTCTGCGTGAAAAAGAATATACTAAGTATACATAAATGGTATCTATGGAAATTATTATCGAGGATAATTTGTTATTCAAAGAAGCCATGCGCCAGATGGAAAAGCAGTGGTTTCTACAAGAGAGAAGGGATGGGGAACGTGGAGTTGCTTTTGCGAAAAGGATAAATACAACAAGAGTTACTATAAACAGGGTATTGGGGATTAACAGCGTACACAGAAAAACAAGCCATAGAATACAAGATATGTGCCGTTGCGAGTTTTGCAATACCAACGAAGATTTGCAGGTTCACCATGTATATGGAAGGAAAGTTAATGAGACAACATATCTATGTATCCACTGTCATAGAAAATTTCATTTATTAGAGCGGAGGTTTAATAGAAGGCAAAAACAGTAATACGTTTTTGATTTTATAACAATTCGGGTTCTCGTGACGGTCGGCCAACTGAAACGGGACGAAAGAAATAATTCAAGCGGCTTGTAGGAGCCTACACTTCTACTTGCCGCTTTTTTATTTGCCCGAACGGGAAACTACACAGCCCCGAAAGATGTGGAAACTATTTAGCCCACGGAAAGGAAACACACATGGCAACATTCGAGCAGTTGGAAGCGGAAGAAAAGGCAGCGGAAGCATTATTGAACCCTGCACAAGAGGTCACTCCTGAGAAGGAAACCGAACCACCGGCAGAAGAAGTAAAGCCGGAAAAAGAGGAAATTGCCGAACCCGCACCTGATGGCGCAGCCGCCGCAAGCGATACGCCGCTACCGGACGCAGACAAAGCAACCCCCGAAAAAAAGGAAAAAACAGAAGACGAGCAAACGTGGAAGGCCAAGTATGACACCCTCAAGGGTAAGTATGACAAGGAAACACCAAGGGCGATAAGAGAGGCACACGCAAAAGAAGCCGAGGCGCAGCAATGGAAAGACCATGCTGTCAAGCTTCAAAGTCAAGTGACTTCACTTCAAAAGGAAGTTGCCAGGCTGAATGCGAAGCCAAAAGACACTAAGGCTATTGACGAGCTTTCCGTCCTTCACCCCGAAGTTGCCGATGTCATCAAGAAAATTCAAGAGGATCATGCCACAGAAATCCAGACGTTAAGGGATGATATTAAACAGGGAGTCTCGGCAGCTATTGAGCCGATACAGGGAGAACTGCAAGAATCAAAAGAGGAACGGTTTGACAGGGTTATTTCTACTGTCGTGCCTGAGTGGAAAATCCTCGACAAAGACGAACGGTTCTTTACTTGGCTCCAAGAGACAGTCCCTTACACGAACTCTACACGGCAGCAATTACTTGTTAATGCCGCCACTGGATTCAAAGACCCCACAACGGTTGCCCAATTCTTCTCTGATTTTAAAAAGACGTTAGAGGCTTCTGCCCCTGAAGACAAGCAGAAGAAATTAGAGAAATTCGTTGCACCGCCCAAATCAACCGTGGCTTCGGCTCCGGGCAAAGTGGTGCAGCCAACATATACGTGGGCGCAGTACGACAAGTTTATGTCCGATTCGGCAAAGGGGTTTTTTGACCCGAAGAAATGGAACGACCAGACGGAGTCTCAAGTTGAGGCAATGTTTGACAAGGCCATTTTAGAGAATCGGATGGTTTAAACAGGATATTGCCCCTGTCTCATAAGGAGAAATAAAATGAGTTTAGATCGTGTAGCGGGGCATCCCAATTATGATTCGACCGGAGCCAGCAAGTTTATCCCGCAGCTTTGGTCAAAGAAAATGGCTAAGAAGTTTTATAACAAAACCGTTCTTACCTATATTTCCAACAACGATCATGAAGGTGAAATTAAGGGTTTCGGGGACGAAGTAGAAGTCCGTGGAATACCGGACATCACTATCGGCAACTACCAGAAGGGCATGACGCTGAACATTCAGCATCCTGAATCGACCGCGACAAGCCTGAAAATCAACAAGGGCAAATACTACAATATTTACCTTGATGATGTTGACAAGGTTCAGTCCGACCTTCCTCTGTTGAACCAGTGGACGGAAGCAGCCGCCAAAGACAACGGCGTTTCGATTGATACGGACGTTCTCGGTAATATTTATTCGGACGCTCATGCCTCTAACTGCGGCGCGACCGCCGGAGCGATTACTGCCTCTTTCAATCTTGGCGCAACTGGCGCACCTGTCCAGATCACCGCAACCAACATTCTTGACCGCATCATCGATTGCGGAACCGTTCTTGGTGAGAACAAAGTTGATGACACCGATTGTTGGATGATTGTGCCTGAATGGATGGCTGGTTTAATCCAGAAGTCTGACCTGAAAGACTGCGGCATGACGGGTGACTCCAAGTCTGTATTAAGAACCAATCTGCTTGGCAAGATCGGTCGTTTCGATATTCTGAAATCCAACTTACTGCCCTATGTAGCGGCTGCCACGGAAACATCCGGTTTCCAGAGCTTCTACGTCATGTTCGGGCATAAGTTTGCGACTACCTTTGCAAACCAGTTTGTCAAGTCCGAATCACTGCGTTCTGAACAGACATTTGCTCAGATTGTGCGTGGTCTGAATGTGTACGGCTACAAGGTCATTAACTCACAGGGCTTGGGTTACATGTACGTTCGCAAATAACTTTTAACGATTTAGGAGGATAAAAAGATGGCTCTTTTAGTTGATTTCACTGGTGGCAGTTCCACACAGTCTGGTTGCACCGCACCGGACGGACAGGAAACAGATGTTGGTGTTGGTGTTCCCGTCGAGGGAGTTGCAAAGGTTTACGTTAAGAAACGCAGATTGGACACTTCCAAAACCAACGGAACGAATACATCCACTGACGTTTACCGGATGATTTATGTACCCGCCGGGACTTATTGCTTGGGTGCATGGATTGAGACTGTAACCGCAGAAACTTCCGCAGCCACGGCAACAATCGCTTTGGGTGACGGTAACGGTACGGCTGGTTATCTGACCGCTACTGTTCCTTCTACCACTGTCGGCACATTAACCGCAGAGGCCTATAACGGCACTGGTGCGTATCGTGCGCTGGCTGGCCGGTTCTACACCGCCGCTGACACGATTGACGTTCTGGTTGGCACAGCCGCATTCACGGATGGCGTTTATGACATCTGTGCGTTGCTGGTTGACTGTAATTAAACTTGTAGGGCGGGAGTCTAATATTCTCCCGCCCGAATAATACCCTTGGAGGGTTTTGAAATGGCTAGATATGAAAATTTTACCGTAGGAAATTTAACGGTAAGTAAGATTTACAGTTCAACGGGAACAGATATTACCCCCGGCGCAAATCCCTATGGCGGTTTCGACTATTACGTTGATGGCAATACCACAAATGGAACCAAAGACGGGTCTAACTGGGACGCTGCTTTTGATACGCTGACCAAGGCCATCACGGCAAGCAATGCATCAATGGCGCTGGCTTCTAACCGTATTTGGGCAAGACGTAACAGAATCTTTGTTTGCGGCGATCAAGAAATTGAGGAAGACTTAACGATCCTTCCAGAGAAATGCGATATTATCGGAGTCGGAAACGATTCCTGCGGGGCATTCCCGATGGTTCTGGGAAATCATGCGATTGCTGCTACGCGCCCCACAGCAGGGAAAGCCAGAGCTTGTAGATTTATTAACATGGGCTTCCAGGATACAGATGGCACGGCTGATTTATTCACCGCACCTGCTGGTTGCGTTGGGCTTTCATTTATTGATTGTACGTTCCTTCCGTTGGCTACTGGATCGGCAGGTAAAGCACTTGAGCTTACAGACTGCCCCAGCATTCGTATTATAAACTGCGATTGGCCTCTCCGTGGTGGTTCGACTTCTGGTATTTTTGCAGAAGCAATTAGCATCGAAGGTACCACGTCAATCCATGACATTCGGATTGCCCATTGCCGGATATACGCAACACAAGGGATTGCGATTGCCAATGGAGCAACAGATGGTAGTTGGATTCACGATAACTATATCTATGCGACAGGGCTGACGATTAAAGACTCGTCCGGTACTTGCTTGATCGTAAACAACAGGCTCATTTCTGCTGCCAATGCTACCATTACTGGTGCTGGTGTTATCACCTCCGCTGATGGCATGGGTGCTGGTAACAAATTGACATGTGGTGACGATCATAATGCCGAGTACCCGTTAGAAGACGTACTTGACGGCTAATACTTAACCTTTAACAAGGGCGGGTGAAATATCCCGCCCGGAAAGGTTCTTCGATGGAAGAACAACCGAAGTTCAAAATGATCCGCAAGATAGCGGATGGAAGACTTTTTCCATACTCGGACGTATTGGCGAATGCTGATGGTTTTGAGGTTTTGGAAATGACAAAAGCACAGATATTAAAGGGTCAGAAAGCCACGTTACAAGGCAGCGAGGTAAGGAAGCGAGTCTCACTTGGAGATGTCAAGACAAGAAAGAATGAAAAACCGGGGCCGGGTTGGTTTAAAAATAATTATGGAACTTGGCAAAGAAGAAAAAAGAAATAGGGTGAAGACTGATGACATTAGCAGACATAATAGAGTTCGCTCGTTACCGGCTTAATAATTTTGAAAAACCTCATTTTCACAGCGACAAAGAGTTGGTGTTTTATTGCAATGAGAGTTTAAATGCTTTTGCAAGAGACACGTTGTGCCTTGCCGATTCCCTAACCGCTTCGGTCTGTGAAATCCCCACCGTTGAAGACACAATGGATTATTCCCTGGCGGCCTCCGTCATATATATTCGATCAGCGAAGCTCGTCACACAAGAACTATTGACTCTGGACGTTGCCCCATCGACTGCGTGGGCTGCTGGGGATACATTAACGGGTGCATTAAGTACGAAGACCTGTAAGGTAGTCGAATGCCTGACTACTAAGACTTACATCATCGAAAACCGGACGGGCGCATTCACGCTAGGCGAATCCATCAGTAACGGGACGAACGCCGCCGATCAGGGGACAACCTACCCGACCGTAGCAGATCACGAATCAACGGAACTCTACAAGGCAACTAGAAGTGTCATGGACACTCGTTGCCAAGGATGGAGAACAGCAGACCAGAACGAACCGTCAATGTATCTTCTGGACTACCATACCGGATATATCACAATTTACCCGAAGCCGGATGACATTTACACTTTGAGGCTGTCTGTATTCCGCTATCCGATAACCGCCATGAGCGCCACGGATATGAGTACGCAAACGCCTGAGATTGACGCAAAATACCACAATGCAATCATTGACGGGATTTGCGCCCAAGCATACCTGAAAAGCGGTGAGAACACCTATGATGCAAAGAAAGCCGCTAATCATTATCAGTTATTCAGAAAAGCGATCAGTGACGTGAAGATTAAAAACGTGATGTCCGGTTCTGCTGAATCCACGGTTTCGCCGCATGGTGCGTTTATCTAAGGTGACACGATGACCTTGCTGGAATTAAAAACAAACTCAAGAGCCGCCCTTGACGAAGCAACCGCCGCCTTGTTCACCGATGTGGATATTCTAGGCTGGATTAACGAAGCCGAAAGGGACATTGCCGCTAAGACCGGATGTCTTGAGGCCGTTGTAACGACCTTGAAAACAACGAACGGCTCACGATTGGTAGCTTTCACGGGAAATTTAGTCAATGACGTGGAATACGCCGGTGGTTCACTTGTTCATATTACACCGAGCCGGATGGGACGTATTCCTTTAAGGGGCATTACCACGCCGCAATATTGGTTTCAGTGGGGAAGCTATATTGTTATCGAGCCGAAGCCTGATGCGGCCTATGACTTGGTTGTTTACGTCTCGCAAAGCCCAAGCACTGAAATGTCCACTAATGCCCATGTGCCAGAAATTCCCTTGGAGTTTCAAGAGGCCATTGTTCCTTATGTAACGATGATGGGCAAGCTGAAAGCGAAGAAATACGCTGACGCAGCGGCGAAATATGGTGAGTACATTATCATTCTTCAAAGCCTGGTTGACACCTACATGAGACGAATACCGGCTGGCCTGATGGATATACGACTGCCTGATGCTACGGTGGTGCGCCAATGACCATGTACGCCTACACCCTTACCAATCTTTTACTCAGCACTCGAACCCTGCTTGCGGAATCCACTGCATCATTCTGGACGGATGCCATTTTGACCGCCTATCTCAATGAAGGGCAGAGGACAATCGCACAGATGGCAGAATGTTACCGGACGATTAAAACCGTTAATACCGTGGCCTCTACCAGAACAGTAGCTTTTACAGGATACAAATGTATTGCCGTGGAATACAACAAGGAAGCCCTAATTGACGTTACGACCTTGCAGCCGGGGCATATCAAGATTGACGGTATTCTTCCGCAATACTGGTTTGAGGTAAACAATGCGATTGGCATTGAGCCTGTCCCAACAGCAATTTATGCCCTGACGCTTTACGTTGCCGATGTGCCCACCGCCTTATCTACTGGAACTGACGTACCTGTTATTCCCTACGCTCTGTGTGGGTTGCTGACCTATTACGCAGTCGCAAGGGCTTTGGAGCAAGACCGGAAGTTAGCCGCCGCCATGCAGTACATGAGCATGTTTTATAACGAACTGGATTTTATGGCTAAGACTCTCCTTGTTAATTTGCCTGATGGAATACAAGATTTGAGGTTCGCATAGTGACTGATAAAAAGAACGTGATTCAATACGCCATACCGAAAATGAACCCTCAGATTCAGGGAGCGCAGAATACCCCTGATGAACCTTATATTATCCCCCTGGATGGGCAATGGGAGCCTTCTACTGACGCTTCTACTATTGGGAAGAACTACAAGACACTGACTAATATGAGGTATGCAGAGGGCCATCCTGAAACGATTTTAGGCATGACCAAAATCAACACGACCGCTCTGACAACTTATTTAAAAACCCGCAGCGCATTTCAATTCGTCAAAGACTTTCACGCCGAGAATCATCTTTTGATTCAGGCATACAATACAGGGCTAACCGCTTCACAGGTATTACAAAATACAACGGCAATCCCTTCGCAGGGTGATTTCTCCGCTACGGCTTTATGGACGGATTCTACGGGAGCTTCTAGGGGAATATTTAGTGATGCACCGCAGGGACACGTTGCTTATTGCAACGGCGTGGATAACTGCATTTGGGGGGGTGTCGAATCAAGGTGCGCCGCGTTCATTACATCGTCAGCAACCTTAACAACTCCGTCCAGCGTTCCGACAAATCCTAGAGACTTTACGGAACAGATCAATAACAAAAAGACCGATAGCAGTAATGTTGTTATTCTCGCAGCCGGTGTTGACGCTTACACCAAATTACTTATTCATGCCAACGAAGCCGACGGTACTGCGGGAACGTCTATTCTTGACTCAGAACTGACTCCCAAAACAATAACAGCAGTCGGTGACGCACAAGTTGATACGGATTTCGCCAAATTCGGAACTGGGTCAATTTTGTTTGATGGGAACGGTGATTATCTCACTGTGCCAGATCATGCCGATTGGTATTTCGCCGATGCCCCATTCACCATAGATACTTGGGTGCGGTTAACTAGTGTTGCCGGACATCAAGGCATTTGCGGTCAGTATGCGGACGTTGATAACCGATGGAATTTTGAAATTATATTGGGGAAAATATCTTTTTCTATTCGTAGTGCCGGAAGCACCAAAGCCTCATATAATACTGGAAACGTCATCACGGCAGCGAACACATGGTATCACATAGAGTTAGTCAGAACAGGGACGAGTGTGTATATCTTCCTGAATGGTGTTTCTCAAGCTCTGACAGTGACAACCGCAATCTCCGCGAATGAAGTTCCTAATTTAGCTTCGGTATTAAATATCGGTAAAACTTCTGACTCTGGAGGGTCTTATTACCTTACCGGAAACCTTGATGAGTTCCGCGTCTCCGTTGGAATAGCAAGAAACATAACTGACTTCACCCCGCCGGTGGCTCCTTATCGGTCGGGCCAATTAATTTGGTTACAGGCTGCTACCAGACCGGCGCAAGGCGCTAAAATTTATATTTCAAACGGGAATGTAGATGCCAGCACACTCTCCGTCAAAGAGTTTAGCGGTTCTTCGTGGAATACCTTGGCAATCACATCTGACGGAACGGTTGTCGGCGCTGCGTCTATGGCGCAAACTGGAACTGTATCATGGAGTTCAACAGTTAATACATCTAAGCAGCAATACTTGGAAGGCTATTATCTGTATTGGTATTTATTTGAACTATCTGATGGTTCTGCTGATATTTATCACGTTACAATGGATGTGCCTTTTCAGAACATGATTGACGTTTGGGACGGGTATTATAGAAGTGCAGCAGCATGTTTTCTACAAAAAGCAGTCCAGACGGACATCGTTTTGAACATCAAGGACTATGAGTATTTATCTGCTGATTCTTCTTCTTACGCAGACATTAGTTCCATTACCGCAGCAACCCATTATATTGAAGCCGGATTCACGGCAAAGATGACAGGGTTATTTCTGGCTATCCCAGACGGTTATTTCAACAGCACGGCCAGCACTACCATGTCAATTTTATACTGGAACGGGTCTGCTTATATAACAGTTGGGACTATTTCTGACGGGACGGCCAGCGGCGGCATATCCCTGTCATCGTCCGGTGTCGTAACATGGAGCAACAATAACATTGCCGATGAATCGAAAAAGACGATAGCCGGTGGTTACTCGCTTTATTATTACAAGATTGTATTCAGTCAAAATCTGGATGCCAGCACACGACTTTACTATGTCGGTGGGATTCCGGCAAAGGAAGATATTAGCGGGTATAGTTTTCCGATTCACGCCGCCGATAGACTAATGATCGGTTGTGACAACTACGAAAAGAAAAATACGCTGAAAATCTCAGCGCAATCACAACCAGACGTGATGAACGGAACGGATAGCTACGAAATAGAGTTCGGTTCGCACAGTGCCCTGACTTGCGGTGCGGCTATTTTTGCTCAGTATTCGGCAAACCTTTACAATATCGTTTTGCTCCATAAGGCAGACGAAACGTGGTCTTTAGTCTGGAACCAGACTTCTGATGGTGTGACGTGGACGAGATTAAGAATATCCCCAAACGTGGGTTGTCCGGCTCCGCAAACATCCAAGACTGCATCCGTTATTTTTGAGAACAATATCAATCAGGCAAAGGTTGTCGAATTATGGCGTGGGAATGATGGGATTTATTTATCAAATGGACAACCGCCTTTCAAGGTCTCAGGGCAGATAGACAACGTATTTGACCAGACCAAAACTCCGCACGTTAATCAGGCGATGGTGAGCAAGGAAACGGCCTTTGTCGATAAGCACAAACTTGAATATCATTGGTTATGGGCTTCGGGATCAAGCACGACCTTGGATAAGGAATACGTCTTAGACCTGCGGAAGTGGAGTTGGTTTGAGATTGACAGGGGCACAGGCAAGCAGATTCAGTTAGGCGTGGACGTTGTGGACACTATCGGGAATCAATACACCTATGGCTTCTTGGAAACAGGCTACATGGAAAGACTCGAAAACGGGACGGACTTTGACGGAACTGCGATTACGTCCACTATGGCCTTTGGGGATCAATTACTTGTGGCGCAAAATCTTTTCATCACCAATTCGGTTGTCTCTGCCAACCTGATTGCAGTAGCCAAGAACACTAATAGTACGGTCACGCTGACGCATTATCTGGATGGAGCTACGACAGGAACGGATAAGACTCTTTCACTGGCCGACGCTTCGCACAGGTACGCTAACAGTATGGTTGATGTTTATTCCGCACCGGCTATTTTTCACGGCTTTAAATTGGTTCATACCAGCAGTTCGGAAAGCAAGGGGTTAGAGCCGTTATATTTTGCGGTCTATTTCCAGAAAGTAAGGGAGCATACGAGGTAAATACAATGGAATATTACAATCCGGCAACATCAAGAAAACCACAATTCAGAAACCTTCTGAACCAATATTCCGCTACGTCCGGTTCTGTGCCTCCTACGTCAGCTTTAGACAGAATCGTTCAGGGAGAATTAGACGCTTCATCGCAAAACCTATACCGGAACGCAGGGCAACAGTTACAACAACAGAGATTAGACCAGATGAAAACAGAACAGGATAGGGACGCAGCATACCGGAACGAATACCTTGGTCTGCAAAGGGCAAATCTTTCGTCAAGAATTGATGCCGTTG